CTAGCATACTGATGAACACGGCGATTCCCATGTGCCCATAAACTCTAGCCATTGCTCGGTTAATGTCATCTGCTGTTCTGTACGAACCGTGATTATCTAGATTATCTAAAAATGTAGTCATGTTGTTTCCTTAACGTTTTAACGCTTCTAAAGTCATTATTTTAGCAAGTTCTGTACCTAAGTCAAGCTCACTGGGTATCAAGTGCAATGCTTGGTCATTTCGGTCAGTGCGTTCGTTGTAGTATGAGTACTCAACGATATGTCCACCGGTAGCAGGATATACTCTAAAATTCATTGGATTGGTACTTAGATGAATACTGCCGGTATCAGGTGAGTTACTAGACGCAAATGTATTTCTGACTTTCGGGATATTTAATCCAATTTTCATTGCTCTATCTGACATGGCAGTGTACCGAATAGATTCTTCTTCGCGGTTATATTTGTCAAGATTTTCAATACCGTCACGCATCCATTTAAAAAGCCATTTCATATTAAACCTTATCACTCCATGTTTCGTCACTCATTTGCTCTTCGGACAACAGTAAGATATCATTAGGGTCAACTCTACGAATAGTTCTCTCACCTGTTTCGTCTTCGATATCAATACCCCGTGTCCATCGTCCGTGACTAACAAGAATCCAATTACCTTCTTTGATTTCACCGTTATAGTCAGGACCTAGAGCGTACACTCTTGCCCAACGTGGACGAATGCCTTGACTTTTCATATCATCTTGTGGGATAATAATACCACCACGAGTAATACGTTCTTCGAACTTCATATCAGTAACAATGATGTGTTCACCTATTGCATGAAATTGTTCACGCTTAATTCTATGTGGTTCGAATGCTAGTTTCTTTTCAATCACTTTTTAAAATCCTCGTCATCATCTTCAAACATTTGTTCTTCTGGTGTCAATTCTCTTAGAGTAGTATTGATTACCGGGGCAGAAGTGGGTCTCGGTGCGTTAGTAATTACTGTTTTACCATAGTTGCTTTTGACACGTTTGGTATTATCCTTAATGATTTTGTTGTTGCTGTCAATTACATCTCCACGTGCATTAACATTCATGTTACCTACTGCACGGACTCTTTCATTTTTAGCTGCTAAACTGGTCATGTCTACTTGACGACCGTGTGCTGAACGATATGTTGCCATAATTTACTCCTTATTTTAAAAACTCGTCTATTGACAAGTCATAGTGTAAGCTATTTATTCTGTGGATCCCTATGAGAAACAATACGTAGCTTGCTACACTTGATCCTCTACCCACACCCCATACTACATTGTTTTTTCGCATAGTATCAACTAGATACTTACAGTATCTTAGTACAGGAAACATTCCCAATTCTTGATATTTTAATAACTCATCACCAACACGTTGTAGCTCTGCGTCTGTTTGACACAAATCCAAGACATGTTTTGCGATATCGAAGTTCTTATACTCTTCTGGAATGTACCAGTTGGCTTGATTGGCATCATCGTATTCTTCAACTGAAGCCGTCAATGATTTGTACTCAATGAATGTGGGCTTGTTGTCTATCTCTAATGTATCATCGAAGTTGATGACAGATTCCATGGTGATATTCTTCAATAGCCTGTCAGGATCTTGAAGATAAAGTTCACATAAATCGGATTCGGACAGAATCTGTCTGCCATACTTGTCGGAATGCATGTGTGCATTGTAACAAACTAATTATAGTTTGTCAACACTCATTTATCCGTTTTGTCGAAACTTGCAAAAACAATTTCGGCTGTTGTAAGATTAGCCTTTTCTTCCCAATCTAAATAAACATCTTGCCATTCAGTCTTGGATTTAGATAACTTTACAATCTTTTTATTTTTGTCAGTTATATCGTTGATTTTTTGGGAAGAGTCATTCCACCAACCCTTTTCATAGAACGGACCGATACTTTCGTCTTCTGATATGCAACAACTAACTCCGTCACTCATAGAACTCTCAATTGACAAATCAATGATGGTTAATCGTCCTTCTGCAATACTATTGAGTTTAGATAACAACATGATACCGATAATTTGGTCATATGGATCTTCAGGAAGGGTACTTACTGACATCCCTGCTTTTCTGTATTTTTCGATTGCATCGTTATCAGTTTGATGTACAAACACTGAATGTTGTAAACACTCGTGAAGGAAAAACTTGATACGCTCCATTGCAATATTTTGCTCTGATATTGACGATGTATCTACGGTGAACGTAGCGTCAATCAGATATTGGTTTACATAGTATTGACCGTTGAAGTGCAGACCTGTTAATAGGTCAAATGATTTATGGATTCGTGCTGTCATTGGAATTAGATATTTTAATTCTGCTATCTATATTTTGTTTTTTATAGATATCATCTAGTCGTTTATTACATTCTGATTTATAGCTTTCTATAACCATAGTTACTTGCTGAACCAAAGCTTGGTTCTGCATCTTGTACGCAAAATTTAATTTTGAATACAAGCCCTGTATTGTGGTTTGTAAGTCGTCAAGACTTTTATCACTTAAATCATTAATGAACGGATGTTGCATTAAAATATTTAATTAAATGCTAGTGAGTGAGATTTTTTTCCAAATTGCAGTAGAACCGTCATATGTCCCTATACATAAGTACAAGTAAGTACCGTTACTGCAAATAGTTCCCATTCTATCACCTGCTGACCCAATCGCAGTAGGTGTTCTTGTTGTAATTGAACTTCCTACTTGACTACGATTGACTGGTTCAACATCAATAGTTGTACCGCAATCAGTTGTGTAGAAACGTAATTGAACTTCTTTTATACCTGCTGGGATAGACAAATAATTAGAAACAGTAGAGCTAGGAGCTGGACTAGCATTAGACGAGTAATTTTCAATGATACGAACACTATTTTTCATACCCGAAATAACTTCAGTATTAGAATTAAAGCTAGTATTAGGTAACTGTAGAATTGCGCTAGTGTTAGCTATAGTTAAATTTAACTGAATAGAACTCTGAGTACCCGCTGGACTCCATCCACCAAAACTGACAGTTGTATTTTCTACTACTGTCCCATATTGTACGTCACCTTTACTGATATCCACTAATACAGATGAACCTAAGTTTCCAGCTGACATTGGCCACGTAGAATTTCTAAATCCTTTAGTAGTTGTGTTAGATAGAACAGTTCCTGCCATGTCATTGTTTAAGGAAGTATCGTTTAAAGCAGATTTCACGATTACTTTGTTTTGTAAGTCGGTAATCTCGTCTTTTGCTACACCCAAGTTACTTTTGATAGTGGTGAAATTATCTCTCATTCCCTGAGAACTGTTATTGATACCAGGGATGGGATAGTTACCATCAATATTGTTAGTGTTTATATTACTCATATTTGTGTTCCGTTATATATTTATTACTTGATTACTTTGGTAGAATTGTTTTTCTACTGAATAATACCATCATGTCATGCTGTTCAGGGTCTACGTAGTTCGGGATTTCACTAGGAATCTCGCTCCAAGCAGGTATAGATAAATTCGTATTCCAATTATAGGTAGAACTCTTGTCAACCACATATCGGTCAATTGAACAGTCAATTTCATTTAGGGTATGGCCCCAATTGGCTTCAATATTATTTTTTATTGTAGCTGATTGTCCTGGAAGAGTATAACAAATCACCCAACATCTAACATAACCTAAGGTGTTACCATTCGTTTGTTGACTTGTCATCCATTTTGGTAGCAAGTTAATGTCGGTATTTTGACCTAAATTACTAACAAGAACGTCACGCATATTATCTAAGCTACCGGGGAAAACAGTTTCAACGAAGCCTGGTGTTAGACTTGTATAATAATCAGAGTAACTAGAAAATACTTCGGTGTCATTAACTGTCCATGGACCTAAATTCAAATTAATAGGCTCGGGCCATACGATTTCTTTAGGAATACTTACACCAGCAGAGTTAGTTAAGTCATCCACTACTTCACTATACACAACTTCGTACAATACGTCACCGTTTTCATCTCTAGCAATTGCAGTTTTTACTTTACCTAAAACTATATCTCTATAATAATGATTAGTCTGAATTGCATTTAAGTAACTTGACAAAGAAGAAGCAGTTACACCATATGCCTGCACAACTGTAATCGCTGAACTTTTACCAAAATAAATATCATCAGGGCGATATAATGATTCAGTTGGTATCACTGTATTATCAGATAATAATGATTCTAGAACTACTCTGCCTTGCAAACTGGGAGCTATCTTGAAGTATACGTT